AGAGAACAATTTTATACAATTCAGTTTATGTCAATAGAAGGTATTAAGGATAATATAACTAGACTAAGTGAAAAATTTAATGGTTCAACCGAAGAAATCGCTTTACAATTGTTTTCTGAATATATCGTCGAGCCGCGTGTTATGACTCCTGATTTTAAAGATTCAGGAGATCCCTCAATAACTATTCTAGATACACCACATTTTTCAAACAACTTAGAATTTGTATCCAATTATTGGTCACCCTTTAAATGTATGAACTACGTTGCAAAAAATACTGTTGGTAATGAATACAAATTACCAAACACACTTTTCTTTGAATCTAACAAAGGACATTATTTTACTTCTATAACTGCTCTCACACAGGAACAAAAAGATACAAAAACATTGTATGATGAATATGTTTATGTTAGTAATTTAGATGAAATTACAATAGATTCACAGGATAAACGTTCAAGTAATTTTAAATATACTTCACCATTTATTTCTAATAAAATGACAACTGTTAGTAAAATGGAATATCCTAGACATTTTGACCAAATTGAAAACCAAAGTTCTGGATATTACGGCAGTGTCACACATGGTTATGACTGGACAAAGAAAGATATTTACAATATTAAGTTTGATTACACACCTGAACAACCGGCTAGGCGTGAACAGGACAAAAGTGTTTTGGATATAAACTATGATAGTTTTAAACATATAGGAAATATAAATCCTATCCCTAAGGGTATGTTTGCAGACCCTCTAAGTAAAAGACAATATAAAGCGGGGGCATCTGGATTATTTGGTAATAAAAATGCGTTTGACATCTCACAAGTATCCTCGGTATGCTATCGAGAGTCCTCTTTGGCTGAATTGGATGTTTTAAAATATGAAATTACAGTTCCAGGTAAAACAGACATTGAAGTTGGTAGATTAATCAAGTTTAATTATCCTAGTGTTGGTGATAAAGGGCAAAGTAATCCTGAATATGAAAATTTATTTGATGACAAAGTTTCGGGTGTTTATATTGTAACAGGTATTAGACATGATATAGATAAACTGGGACATAATATGATTTTGGAAATTGCCCGTGACGGCGCCGGAGAATTTTAATGGAAAATGTGTATTCAGAATTTTGTTGGTTTCAAGGTGTTGTTGAAGATAGGAATGACCCAAGTAAACTAGGCAGAGTAAGAGTTCGTATTATAGGATATCACAATCCTGATAAGGCTGTTTTACCCACGGCTGACTTGCCCCTTGCAACTTGTATGCAACCTATTACTTCTGCGGGCGTTTCAGGTATTGGTCAATCTGCAAGCGGTATGGTTGAAGGCACACATGTTGTTGGTTTTTTCGCTGATGGTAGAGAAGGACAGATTCCGATTATTATGGGAACCATTGCCGCATTGTCTATGCAACCTCCTAATAAAGAAGTTGGCTTCAATGACCCTAATGGAAAATATCCTTTAAATTCTAACAAATCAGGACGCAATACAGTTCCGGAATCTGACCAATCAAGATTGGCTAGAGACACAATGGGTGAAAAACATTACTCATTGGCATCCCGCCGAGCCATGCGTATTAAAGAAGTTCCTATTGCCTTTGCACCTAATATTGAAGGTGACGATCCTGGTGGTAGGAGAACAGCATCATCTTGGAATGAGCCTAATCCTCAAGGCGTAGAAGAAACAAAGTCTCAATATCCTTATAATCATGTTAGGGAAACTGAAAGCGGACATGTGTTTGAGGTTGACGATACACCCGGTCAAGAGCGTCTTCATACTTATCATAAGGCAGGTACATTTGATGAAATACATCCTGATGGCACTAAGGTTACAAAAATTGTCGGTGAAGATTATGAAATTTCGCTAAAAGGCAAAAACATGTTTGTTAAGGGTGATTTGAATCTTACGGTTGAGGGTGATATGACTGTTAATGTTAAAGGTGATTACTATGAGGACATTACAGGTAACAAATATTCCACAGTTCGAGGAACAGAACATACAAAGATTCAGGGTAATGACGTAAGAGAGGTTATGTCAGATTATAGCCTGAACATTGAAGGTAGCCGAGGTGTTCGTGTCGCGGCTAAAAATGGTTTGGGTGTTACAGGAGCAGGAACAGATACAGAAACAAGTCTTGGTTCTAAAGATTTGATTGTTCGCGAAAATTATAAAGTTAGTAGCACGCTTGGTAAAGTTTCAGTATCAGCCTTCCTCGGCATCACTTTGGATGGTGATTTTGGTAACATTCTTATAGACACTTTTGGCGGTGATATCAATATTGGCACCTCATCATTCGGTAAGATTGGTTTACAAGCAGGAACTATTGCTACAAATTCTACAATTGCTACAAGTTTTGTTTCTGCAGGCACATTAGCCGTTTCATCAGCGGCGGCAACATATACTCATGCGGCAACACTAATGAATACTGCGGCATTTGGAATAACAGCAACAGGTATTTTCAGCGTTGGCGCACCGACGATTAATTTAAACTAAGGGGATAAAAATGAGTTGCGGACCAGCACAGTCAGTTCAAGATCTTTCAAAACAAGTTGACAACCTTTTGTCGGTTGCAGACAAGGCTTTGACGGTATTGCCTTTGGGTATTGCAAGTGTTCCTGGGTTTGTCGAGGCAACACTCGGTGCTTCTATTGCTCAGAAAGTTAAACTTGCAAAACAATTAATAGAGGGGCAAATACCCGCATTGCCCTCACTTTCCCTGCCTCAGGAACTTACAACACTTATTGAAACGGGGCTGGCAGGCGCCGCCGCCGTCACATATCTGGATGATCTTAAGGATAAGTATAAGGATGTTGATGTAGATATTGATAATGTTGTAGATATTTTAACTTCTGTCGGTAATGATTTAGATCAATTGTGTAAACTTGTTCCTAATATTCAGGATATAGGCGGTAACTTTGTAGTTAAAGGATTTCCTGTTTCATTTCCTCAGATTGACCCTTTACAAATAATTGAAGAAGGTAAGTTTCCTGACGTTATAGGTAATATTGAAGATGCACTAAAAAGTGTAGAATTAGATTTTGAACCTGACTTAGAAAAGGTAGGTGAAATTAATATTGTTGAAGAACCTGGCGCACCATTTAGAATAAATGGTTCGAGCAGATCTCAAAGAACAAGTGGAGATTTCTTTGGTAATATTGTTGAAGAATTAACGTCCTAATTATAAATAGTGTTATGGCATACGAAGAAAACAGATTAGCAGAACTAGCAAAACGTAAAGTTGCAAGACTTTATAAGGACATAGACATGTCTTTCAAACGCAATGTTGTCACAAATGACATTGGTAAAAAATTAGACGTCAATGCTGTTAAACAATCTTTAAAAAATTTACTATTCACACAGTTTTATGAAAAGCCTTTTAATCCAGAATATGGTTCACCTATAGCAGAATTATTGTTTGAGCCTTTGGATTATGATACAGGCAATGATATTGCTAATTTAGTATTAGAAGCCATTAAGAACTTTGAACCAAGAGTTCGTGTAGATGACATCATTGTTCAGCCTGACTATGATGAAAATGAGTATATCTTACAAATAAATTTTCATGTTATAGGGCTACGCAATCCGGAAGTTTTCACATCAGTATTGAGAAGGTTAAAATAATGCCATTTGCCGCACACTTAGGAGATATTACAACAAATGCACATGGATGTCAAACATCTGTTCCTATTGACTTAGGTGCAACCAATGTTGCACTTGCAAAAAATGTAATAATAAATGGGGTGCCTGTCGCGGTTGTTGGTAGTCAATTACAGGCACATACTATATTATCAGGATCCAGTTGTGTTCCTCATGTGGGACAAACAGTTACATCGGGCAGTTCTACTGTTAGAGTCGGTGGCTTACCTGTTGCATATCAAGGTTCTACTGTATCATGTCCAGGAACAATAACAGGAGCGGCTGGAACGGTCACTGTTGGGGTGTAATAAATAAAAACAAAAAGAGCTAAACATGGCACAAAGAAGATTAACAGAACTAGATTTTGATGGTATTAAGAATAACTTAAAGTTATTTTTAGCAAGCCAATCAGAATTTTCAGATTACGATTTCGAGGCATCAGGACTATCTGTCCTTATTGATCTGTTGGCATACCATGGGCATTATAATGCAATCATGGCGCATACAACAGCAAATGAGGCATTTCTTGATTCAGCGATTAAAAGAAACTCCATTGCGTCTATTGCAAAAACAATGGGATATACTGCTCGCTCCGCCCGGTCTGCTAGGACTACAATTAATCTAGTTGTTATTCCAGATCCCACATATAGTTCTAGTGCCTTTACATTGAGTCGCTCTAAAATTTTTACTACTGCTCTTAATGGTAGAAATTATAACTTCTATCCTATTAAGGATTACACAGTTACAAAAGAAGAACGAAGCGGAGTTTCCGCATTTTATTTCGATAATATAGAACTTGCTGAAGGACTTCGTGTAGAAAATTCACAAATTATTGAAACGGGTGGTGAACAAGGCCCTGTTCTAATGGCTAATCCAGGTGTTGACACCACAACAGTTAGATGTAGAATACAAACATCAGTAACTAACACATCTCTTGTTACATACTCATTCTCAGATAATATTTTGGATGTTAACAATCTTTCAACTGTTTTCTTTATTGAGGAAGCACTAAATGGTTTTTATGAAGTAATTTTTGGTGATGGTGTAATTGGTAAAAAATTAGATCTCGGTAATATTGTAAAATTAGATTACATTGCTACCAATGGCTCTGCAGGTAATGGTGCTACAGCATATACAGCACCTACTAACTTGACAGGTTCTAATGAAACTGTTACATTAACAGTAGTTTCTAATTCTGCTGGTGGTTCTGAACAGGAAACTGTGGACAGTATTCGATTCAATGCTCCCCGATTCAACGCTACAAAAAATAGGGCTGTCACTGCTAATGATTATAAATCTCTAATCCTAACTTCTAACTCTAACGTTAAGTCAGTTTCAGTTTGGGGAGGAGAGGATAATGACCCGCCAATTTATGGTAAAGTGTTTATCTCACTTCAACCAAAAGAGGGTTTGATTATTTCACAGGATGATAAAGATGCTATTGTGAGAGACTTTATTGAACCAAGACAACCTGTTTCAATACAGTCTGAGTTTGTAGATCCTGAATTTACGTTTATTGGTCTTAAAACGACTGTTCAATATGATGCTAAGAAAACAACATTAACAGCAGGTGCAATTGAAAATGCTGTTGCGGCTACAATAGAAAACTTTTTTAATAATAATTTAAATACTTTGGATGCAAATTTCTTCTACTCTAAACTTACTGCTGATATTGTTAAATCCTCTGCTTCAATTGTAGCAGTAAACTTGGAGTTGAGACTACAAAAAAGATTTACTCCTACCACAGGTAATGAATCCAAATACTCATTACAATTTAACAATAAATTAAATCCATTGTCGATAACAAGTAATTTCTTTGATGCAACAATTAATAATGCAACGTATAAAGTATATGTTGCAGACGTACCGGATGCAGATGTAATTGCTCCGGAATACAGTGGTTCGGGAACACTTATTTTAAAAACATCTGATAAAAATATTGTTGTTGACGCAAATGCAGGAACAATTGATTACGATACAGGTAAAATTATATTAAATAATTTAAACGTATCCTCAATTTCAGGCACTAATGTAACACAAGTTAATATTAACGCACAACCACATGAAAGTGCTAAAGATATTAAAACAAGTATTTTAACAAGAACAACGGAAGAAAGTTCTTCGGCTGTTATACCTACACCTTCAAAAAATATTATTCTTGCACAAGATGCAAGTGCTGAGGATACACCCAACAATATTGCAAAAGGAATTGCAATCTCCGCTATACCTAATGTGAGTGATTACTAATGGCAAGAACAGGACCGAGTTTTAAGAGATATATCGAGAGCATTGCGATAACCAATGCTGGTTCAGGATATGATAGCACGGATCCACCTACATTATTCATTCAAGCACCCACACTTACAACTA